CGCTACCCCTGAATGGCGTTACAAAGATTTGACGTTGCCGCTGTGGTTGACGTTGCTCATTGATGACGCGAGAGTCACCACGAGCACCAGCACCTAAACCGTCTTCATCGAAGCGAAAATCTTCGAGATTTTCCTCATCACAGAAGGTAAAGGCTTTTTGCACCGTGCTGAAAATGTCGCTGCCTGTGCCAGACCATTCCTTCACGTTTTCCAGCAAAAAGCCGTGACGACTCGCGAAGGCGTTTTTATCCCTGCCCTCATCGGCGATATCCAGGGCGCCCATTCGTTTACCGGTTGGCTCGATGCCCAGGACGATATGCGCGTCAATGGCTGCCTGTACCCATTCAGACGGGATGAGCATGCCCTCGGCTGATGCCTGGTAGTTCAGGTCCAATTCCTGCGCCACGATGACCGGGTTATCGATTTTCGCGACTTCCTTGTCATACCACGCCTGGTCTTTGCGTGGGTCGCTGCGCCAATGAAACGTAAATACCGGGATTTTCCCGCTATGACGCTTCTGCGCAAACGGGTTGTTCATGCCGTTGACCGACGAGAGATCGATACGGCAACGCGTTGTTTGCGACAGCGCGGCATCAATCAGCATCGGCCGCTGTAGAAACGCGGACTCATCGACAAAATACAGTGTCGTACGGTCACCACGCCCGATATTGTCGCCAGCCTCACCCTTGATAACGGCGCCGGTATCCGGGAACTCGACGCGCATATAGGGCGCATGCTTTTTTTCGCTCCAGGAACCGCGAAATTCTGATGGCAACATTTCAATAAATTTACGGGCTTTCCAGAAAAGCGCTTTCGGGTCGCCGGTGCTGTCCACGTACTCTTCTTTGCGCGAACCGAACCCGATCACCATTTCACGGTTGAATAAGCACAGGGAGCACGCCAGAGCAATTGACGTCCAACTGAGGCCCATTTCGCGTGATTTTTCTGTGATACCGTTTTCTGTCCAGGCGCGCCGCTCCATGATCCACCGAATCCACTCTTCCTGTTTCGGGAACAGCAGAAATGGAATGGTCACCGGCAGCCCATAATCGATATTGCGCGGGTCGGTGGTCATGCCCCAGTCAATGATAAATTGGGCTGGATTATCGCGGTAATATTGACGCAATGCCGGTAACGTTTCGGGACGCTGGCGGATACGCTGCAACCGTTCCATGCGCCATTCATAGACCGGCGTGTAATCAGGCTTTTTGAAGTCGAATGGGAACGGAATTGGCATAACGCGACCTTGAGATAAATGAGTGAAAAAAGAGAGTTTTTAACATAATGACTGTTACCCGCCCCACCGCGACATGACTCATTCACCACTCGGTGTGAATGGCCTATTTGTCAATGTTTGTCATGAGATTTGGTTAAAAAATGACTGCATAAACAGTGCATAAATCGGGGCGTTTTTGAATAGCCCTTTCCCAGGACGAACGGCTTATTTTTGCAATTTAGCCCAACAAGTCTTTGTAGAGATCTGCTGCCTGTTCAGGCGTCAGATTGGTGGTCTCTGTTTTGATGGGTGCGCCATCCTTGCCGGTCAATTCGGTTTTCTTCGGCGCTTCCCAGCCCTGCATTTCGCCCAACTGTTTGATAGCCACTTTCGGGTCGTGCATTTTCAGCTTGATGCCTTCCTTGCCGGTAGTCAGCTCGGCCACGGCGGCCATGGCGCCAGCATCTTGCAGCGCGGAATCCTTGAACGACCACGACGCTTGATAAACCGGCTGGCCGTCTTCGTCTTCGCCAATCTGGCAATTGCGGAACTCGGCAATGTCGGTCAGCGACGTGCGGCCCATCTTCGAGAGTCTTTCCAGCGCTTCAATGCGGGTCATGATGGCGTCGTTGACCGGTTCGTATTGGACAGCATGCAGAAACGCTTGAACCTTACTATTTCTTACTATTTGGGCTGCTTTCGAATGGACGCCGTCACCCTTTGCTTTGCCGCCTGCTTTACGGTAAGCCTGGGCCTGATTAGCGCCTTTCAGTAAATGCGTGACGAATTTCTTTTGTAATGCGGTCAGGGCATCGAAAAGCGCCTTCTGTTCTTTTGTCAGCGTCATTTCGACTCCTTGATATTATTCCGGATAAAGCGCTTTGACTTCGAAACCGATTTTGTAAGACACGCGGCGCTCTACTTCTTTCATGATTAAACCCGCCAGATGCATCCGGTTAGCAGAGTTCGATGGGATATTCTTTAACTCGTCGGTTACTTGATTAAAAAGCTCTTTAAAGTCTTCGTAGGTGGGCAAAACGAATTCCAACTCGCAGTATTCATTCTTGACCATATATTGCGGCTTTTCAGCCGGAATGTCTTTTTCGACGTAAAGGGACGTGATGGCATTTTTTACGTCATTGGAAAGATCAGTAAGCGCTATCTGCCTCTCTGGTCCTCTCGCGTTACCTATCGCCACCTGATTTTTGATGATGTCCAAAGCGGCTTGTTGCGCGAATTCTGGGATACGCTGAAATCCGGTTAATTTTTGTTCCATTTGGAATTATCCACTGGTTTGTAAAATACCGCCCGCAGAATTTTTGAGACCACGGGGTCTGGAATCAGAACTTTATGCTGAATTCATTATCAAGCCCGTTCGTCCTTAAATGGGCTTTGTAATGATCACGCCAGCTTTTTAGCGAACGCGATGACTTCATCCCACACGTATTCGACATCATGGCCAGCCAGCGCAAGCAGATCTTTTACTCGATCTAGAACGACATCAACGTCCGGCGCGGTGGCGGCGCTCGGTACGGTTTGGGAAGTGGAAGGAGCAGCCGGTAAAGGCGTGGTATCAGTTGGCGCCGGAACAGCGACGAAATATAAACTCGATTCGCTCGCCGTGGTGCCGTCGCCCAGAATTGCCGTAAGGGTAACCGGGCCGGGCGTTGTACTTGTCAGACTTGCCACCGCTTGGCCGTTCGCGTCAGTAGTTGCTTGGGCCTGCGCCAGCGTACCGGAAGTGGTGGAAAAATTAACGACAGCACCGGCAACAGCGGCGTTATTCGCATCAGTTACGGTCGCCTGTACGGTAACGGCGCTTTTGCCGTCCGCCGGCTGAGAATTCGCCTGGATGGCTAATTGAATTTGACTCATTTTTACCTCGGTTCAAAAATATGGCGTTTTTTTGCGCTCCCCAAAACGGGGGTGCTCAAATTCTATTTGGCTACGGTCTTAGCGGCGCCGACCAGATGGGTCCATTCGGCTCCGATATTATGGCCAGCGGCGATTAACAGCGGCAGTAATGCGGTCAGGACGCTATCAATAGCAGGTTCGACGGCCTGGATTGTTTGGGCTGTTTCTGCAACGGTGTTAGCGATCGGCGCTGCGCCAGGGATCAGCGCGGCGACTTGCGCGGCTTCCCCGATGGCGGCGACTGTACCGGCAAACGTAGGGGCCGGCGCTTGGGTTTGTAACTGGGGTTGAGCTTGAGTCTGAACAGGTATTGCGGATGGGTTATCCATGGATTTTGCCTTTTTGAAATATTGGAACAGGGGTGGAATAAGTAACAACAGCCAGGAAAGCGCCTTCATTTGGGTTTCCTTCATGCGTTCAGGACGGTCAGCGCGACCTTGTACCGGGCGATCCGGTCTTCAACGCCATTCTGGCCGCCGTTGATGATCTGGGTAACGCGCACTGCGTCGCCCGGGTGATTGAGACAACCGCGGGATGCGTAAAACCAGGCGGCAGACTCGGCGGCATATTGGTCTTCTTGCAAGAGCGCCGGGTTGACTACCAGATCGACGCCAATGGCACGCCCGCATGCCAGGTAGTTATCGAGGAACGTGATTTGAATCAGCCCCCGCCCGCGATATTTCCAACCGTCGCCGGCCGCTTTATTTCCGTTTCTTCCGTGATAAGCCAGATTGGCAATGGCGGTCTGACGCGGCAACGGCAATGTTTTTTCTGTCAGTCCACGCCCTAGGCTTTTTGCTTGGCCCATCGTCATGTGGTTAGGGACGAATTCGCGGATCAGTGATTGCACCGAATAATCCAAATCTTCACTAATGCACGTGTAACCTTCACTTTCGTGTCCGCACTGCGCAATAAACATCGCGACATCTTCAATTTTCGTGATGCCGAACTTCTGGCGCGCAGCATCGATATGCGGAAACCAGCGCGCGGCCAGCTCGGCGCTGATGCGAGCCGCCTTTTGAAATTGGGTTTGATTCATATTTTTCTCGAAAATAGCTTAGCCGCGTTCCCGCGCGCACGAATTACCAGGGCGAGCATGGCGAGGTTGACAATTAGGGTTTCGATATGCGTCCCGCTGTATTCGCTGAACGCAAATTTAATGGGGATGCTGCCGTAGGCCAGGATCAACAAATAGGCCAGCCAACTCGCCCACCATGAATGACGCGCGCCCGGTTTTCGAAAAAACATCAGGCGCAATGTGATAACGGCGCAGAGCGCAACGTTAATAAGGACCGCTGGGTCTTTAGCCATGGCCACCCCACATACGAGATAACCACTCGAACGGTGATTGTGCGTTAAGCCACGCGAGAGATTTTATCGCCAGCGCTGAGACGATTACCGCTGCCAGCGGAGCCAGCGTTTGTTTGTTGTAGCCAGTCCAGGCCATTAATTTGTCACCGGCTATGCCAGCACCCAGCACCCCGACAATAAACGATGTCAGGAAATAACAACCGCGCCGGAACAGCGGCACATCGTCAGCGGTAGCCACGTAATAAACGGCGCCCGCGAACGCGCCGAAAACAATTCCATAATCTGTCTGCGTCACAGCGCCAAATAGCGTCGCGCCGGTGAGTGTCGCCGTGATAACGGTCGATGTAGCCGGATCGGACATTGTGCCCCCTGTTGTTATTGTCCTCGTTGAGGGCATAAAAAAACCGGCTAATGCCGGATTGAATTCACCGCAATAAAGAGCGCGCCATTGTTCGAATGAGAGTGGGTTATGAGCCGGCCCATAAGAGACGCGCTCTTTATTGCGCAGAAATAAAAAAAGGCCACCCAAAGGTAACCTTATATGGTAGCTTTTTAATTCAATTCAAAATAGATATTTTATTGAGGACAATACGTTTTATCAACTCAGCGAGTTCAACATATTTTCCAGCATCTTGAATACTAGTTGAAATTTCGCGTAATTCTTTACTATCGTGTAAAAAGACACCAACTCTGTCTTCATCTAAATGCATTTGAAATAAAACCAGTATAGGCCTTGGTTTATATGTCTCAGGAAATTGAACCACGTCAGTTTTTATGCATAAAGTCAATATATTATCATCACCTAATGCTACTTCTGAAGGATCTTTAGCAATGAACCTTCCATCTTTAATGATGCCGATATCTGTAACTTTGTTTTGTTTATTACTACCATTAGAAATGTAAGTAGTGGCACCAAGAGAAAGGGACTGTTTATAAGAAGAAAATAGCATTTTTGCTTCTTTATTCAAAATATTACGATCAGAGTCTAATTTATCTTGGCGTTTTCTCATCGCATCTTGCATTTCTAAATATGTGATGCTCATTACCGTACTCCAAAAAACAATTATTTTGGATCAGCATGGTAACCACTTTTTACTATGACTTTCCGTGACATGGAACAGAAAGGCCGCACAGAAGTGCAGCCACATACCTAAAATGAGCCGTTAACTTACTGTAATTTCTAAACGCTTACCGAGTACCCTTAAGGCGCTTTCGATAGTATCGATCTTGGTGTTATGGCCAAGATTTACGATCCGTTGCACGTCTTGCGGGCGCGTACCCAACAACCGGGCTAGGTCAGCGTTGCTTGTTTTCGTTTCCAGCATGGCGTTAAGCAGT